TTGGTGGCATCGTCGACGCGCTCGCCAAGATCGGCGTGACGCAGGAGAACAACCTGCTTGCCGGCGTGCGGCAGGGCATCGCGCTGATGGGCGCGATCAAGACCGTCGAGCGCAAGCTGGTCGACGGCAGTTTTAAGCACGGCGGCCAGGCGCTGATGACATGGTGCGCCGGCAATGCGCGAGTGGTGCCGACGCCGACGGGCATGCGGATCGCACGCGACGACAGCGGCTACGGCAAGATCGACCCGTTGATGGCGCTGTTCAACTCGGCGGCGTTGATGGCGCTCAATCCTGGGGCGCAGAAGCGGCCGGAAGTGCGGCTGTTCTTCGCCTGACCTATTACCGCGATGAACCTTCGGCATTGGAGCGCGCATTCGGTTGCACGCTGCTGGCGGTGTTCTGGCTGCTGTTCTGGATACTGATGATCCGCTGGATCATCGGGATCTGAGGCTTGTCCCCGCGAAGGCGGGAAACACAAAAGCCGCCAGCCGGTCTGTGGGACGTGGCGCCTGTCGCGGACGCCGCGGACTTGGGGTCGGGGGGCTGTGACCAACGTTCGCGGTCGCAATGAAAGAACACCGCGCGCGGCGGGATGTTCCATAGAAGGCAATCGCCATGAACCGAGCCTATTCGCTGCTGACCGTGAAAGCGGTCGACGAGGACGCGCGGGTGATTACCGGCATGGCGTCGACGCCGACGCCGGATCGGCTCGAGGACGTGGTCGAGCCGAAGGGCGCGCAGTTCAAACTGCCTATCCCGCTGCTGTGGCAGCACGACTCCAAGCAACCGATCGGGCACGTGACGCAGGCGTCAGTCACCGACGCCGGTATCGAGATCGTCGCCAAGATCGCCAAAGGTGTGACGGCCGAGATCGACCGCGCCTGGTCGCTGATCAAGGCCGGCCTCGTGTCGGGGCTTTCGATCGGTTTCAAGGCAATCGATGTCGAGCCCGTCGACAAGAAAAGCCCGTTCGGCGGCCAGCGTTTCACGAAATGGGATTTTCTCGAGCTATCGGCGGTGACGATTCCGGCGAACAGCGAATGCACCATCGCCACCATCAAATCGATCGACACTGCGCAGCGGGCCGCGTCTGGCCAAGCGAAGCCGCGCCGCGTCGTTCACCTGAACCCACCCGGCGCCTCGGGAACGTCTCAACGGAATGTTGCCCAGGAGGGCGCCATGAAGACGATTGCGGAGCAGATCACTGCTCTTGAAGCGAAGCGAGCCGCGAGCGCGGCGCGCATGGAAGCTGTGATGCAGAAGTCGCTCGATGAGGATCGCACCTCGGACGCGGCCGAGCAGGAGGAGTTCGACACGCTGTCGGGCGAGGTCGAAGCTCTCGACAAGGATCTCGTGCGTCTGCGCAAGATCGAGCAGGCGAAAGCCTTCGCGGCGAAGTCGATCAAGGTCGAGAAATCGGGCGACGGCGCTGCGGCGCGCGGCAACGGCTCGATCATCGTCAAGCCGCAGCCGAAGCTCGAACCCGGCCAGCTGTTTGCGCAATTGGTCAAATGCCATGTGCTGTCGCAAAGGGTTTTCCGTCCCGCCAGCGACATCGCTGCCGAGATGTATGGCTCGGACAGCGCGATCGCTGCCGAGTTCAAGGCCAACGTGCCGGCCGGCACCACCATCAGCGGCAACTGGGCGGCCAATCTGATCAGCGCGGAAAGCGGTGCGGTCGCCGACTTCGTGCCATTCCTGCGGGCGCAGACCATTCTCGGACGCTTCGGCGTCGGCGGCGTTCCGGCACTGCGCTCAGTGCCGTTCAACGTTCCGCTGGTCACGCAGACCGGCGGCGGTGCCGGCTACTGGGTGGGCGAGGGCAAGGCCAAGCCGCTAACGTCCTTCGCGTTCACCCGCACCACGTTGCCGCCGACCAAGGTGGCCAACATTTGCGCGCTGACCGAGGAGTCGATCCGCTTCAGCAATCCGAAGTCGGACATGATCGTTCGCGACAGTCTGGCGGCGGCGTTGCGCGAACGGCTCGACATCGACTTCATCACGCCGTCGAAGGCGGCGGTGGCGGGTGTCTCGCCGGCGTCGATCACTAACGGTGCCCCGGCAATCGCGTCATCGACCGGCACTGATGCCGACTCGGTGCGGGCCGACATCCGAAACCTCTATGCCAAGTTCGCGTCATACAATAACCCGCCGTCGGCCGGAGTATGGATAATGTCATCGAACATGGCGGTGACGCTCGCGATGATGACCAATGCTCTCGGGCAACAGGAATTCGGTGCCATGAGCATGACCGGCGGCACACTCAGCGGCATGCCGGTGATCGCCTCCGACTATGTCACCAACATAGTCGTGCTGGTGAACGCCTCGGATGTCTATCTCGCCGACGACGGCGACATCGCGATCGATACCAGCCGCGAGGCTTCGCTCGAAATGTCGGATGCGCCGGCGCACGACTCGAAGACCCCGACCGGCGCAACTTCGTTGGTCTCGATGTTCCAAACGAACACGGTCGCGATCAGAGCGGAGCGTATGATTTCGTGGTTGCGTCGCCGCACCGGCTCGGTCGCGTATCTGACTGGCGTCGATTGGGGCGGCCCGATCGCAACGGCATAACTGCTCCACGACCGTCGTGCCGTCTCAAGGGGCCGGGCGAGTCCTCCTCCGACCCGGCCCCACCTCCTCGGAGGATCAGCAAATGACAACGCGCAAGCTCAAGGCGCTCAAGTCGCACAGTTATGGCACGCGCCGACTGAAAGCCGGCGATGAGTATGAGGTGCCGATCAGGGAAGCGGTTGCGTTGGTCGTGAAGCGAAAGGCGCAATTTCTGAAAGAGCCGCCCGCGCAGCGCGCCGCCGAACCTGTGCCAGTGCCGTCCGTGCCGCGACACGAGCCCGAGCCGCAATCCCACGCTGTTGGTGCCATGACATCGGCGCAGCCGCCCGACCTCGATCAGTTGCGCCTGCAGGCGACACAGCTCGGCATCAATGTCGACGGCCGCTGGGGTGTGCCTCGGCTGCGGCATGAGATCGAGATCGCACAGGCAAAACGCTGATGCGCATCTTCGGCCTGCCGGTGCCGTTCACCGGCGAGAAAAAGAAGGCGCTGCACAACGTGCCGGAAGGCCGCGGCGGGTGGGATCCCGTCATCCGCGAGCCGTTCACTGGCGCGTGGCAGCGCAATCTCGAAATCAATGTCGACACCGCGTCGAGTTTCCACGCGGACTTCGCATGTAAAACCCTGATCGCGCGCGACATCGCCAAGCTGCGGGTCAAGCTCGTCGAGAAGGATGCAAACGACATCTGGACCGAGACGACGAACCCGGCGTTCAGCCCGGTGCTGCGTCATCCGAATGAGTATCAGACGCCAAACCAGTTCTGGGAAAGTTGGGTCCTCTCGAAGCTCAGCCGCGGCAATACCTACGTGCTCAAGGTGCGCGATCAGCGCAATGTCGTGGTCGCGCTGCATGTCCTCGATCCGACCCGCGTGCAGCCGCTGGTCGCCGATGACGGCAGCGTGTTCTACCGGCTGAGCAGCGACAGCCTGGCCGACATCGATGACATTATCGTACCGGCACGCGAGATTATTCACGATCGTTTCAACTGCTTATTTCATCCGCTGGTCGGCACGCCGCCGGTGTTTGCCAGCGGGCTTTCCTCGCTGCTCGGACTCAATGCGCAGAAGACCTCCGCGCTGCTGTTCGAGAACGACTCGACCCCTGGCGGCATTCTCACCGCGCCGGGCGAGGTCAGCGAGGTCGAGGAGAAACGCATCAAGGAGGAATGGGAGCAGCGATTTTCTCGGATCAATCGCGGTCGCATCGCCGTGCTCACCGGCGGCATGAAATACGAAAAGATGGTCATGACCGGCGTCGAAGCGCAGATGATCGAGCAGCTCAAATGGTCGGCCGAGGTGGTCTGCAGCGTCTATCACGTGCCGCCGTACAAGGTCGGTGTCGGCGCGCTGCCGTCCTACAACAACGTGCAGGCGCTCAACGTCGAATATTATTCACAAGCGCTCCAGTCGCATATCGAGGAAATCGAGGGATTGCTCGA